ATGTAATCAAAAAAGTAGCAACAGATTCTAACGTAATCAAAGACGCTACTTGTGATTTCACAGACACAGCAACAGTAACATTAACTGAAAGAATCCTACAACCAGAGGAGTTTCAAGTAAACCTTGAGCTTTGTAAAAAAGATTTTATCTCTGACTGGGAAGCAATTTCTATGGGGTATAGCGCATATAGCGAATTTCCTCCAAAATTCAGCGACTTCTTAATCGGACACGTTGCAGGATTAGTAGCAGAGAAAAACGAGCAAAACATCTGGGGTGGTGTAAACGCTAACGCAGGAGAATTTGACGGATTTACAGTTACTATGTTAGCTGATTCAGACGTAAACGATGCTGCTAACGATTCACAAACTGCATTTACTTCATCTAACATCGTTTCTTTATTAGAGAACGTAGTAGATGCGTTACCTTCAGCAGTTTACGGAAAAGAAGATTTAAAGATTTATGTTCCAACTATCGCTTGGCAATCATACATCAGACATTTAGGCGGATATGCTGCTAATGGTGTTGGTGCTGCGGGTGTTGATAACAGAGGTGGTTTATGGTATAATCAAGGTAATGCACTTTCTTTCGATGGAATTGAAGTTGTATTAGCACCAGGTATGCCTTCTGACCATATCGTAGCAGGTCAAAAATCTAACTTATATTTCGGTACAGGTCTTTTATCTGACCATAACGAAGTTAAATTATTAGATATGGCTGATCTTGACGGAAGTCAAAATGTAAGAGTAGTAATGAGATTTACAGCAGGTGTTCAATATGGCATCGGTTCTGATTTAGCTTTATTAACTCTAGCATAATAAATAAATAAGTATAACTAAAGAAAGGGTAGGTGGGTTTTGACTACCTACCTTTTTTTTTAAAAAAGAATAAAATATGGCTTGTACATTAACAACAGGAAGGGCGATACCTTGTAAAACTTCAGTAGGAGGTCTAAAGACAGTATATTTTGCTGACTATGGATTAACTGTTACTGATAATGCAACTGACGCTGAAAAAGTAGATATAGGTGGAACACCAGTTTTTTATCAATATGATTTAAAAGGAAATTCATCTATGGAAACTACAGTAAACAGTTCAAGAGAAAACGGTACGACTTTCTTCGAAACAAATTTAAACATTACACTACAGTTATTAGATAGTGCAACACAAGAAGAACTAAAAATTATTTCTGTAGGTAGACCTCAAGTAGTAGTAGAAGATTATAACGGAAACTTCTTCTTGTTAGGTAGAGAACACGGATGCGAGGTAACTGGGGGTACTTTCAGTACTGGGGCAGGTATGGCGGATGCGTCATCTTTCTCAATTACATTGACAGCGCAAGAGATTTCTGCTCCTGCGTTCCTAGCAGATTCAACTGACGTAACAGGAAATGCAAGTGCAACTCAAATTACACCTGCAACTCCTAATAACGGATAGTAGAAACTTTTAAATGCAAAGAAAGGGGTCTATATGACCTCTTTTTTTTTATATATAGTACAAAATAGCGTTATTATTTCGATATATAAATATGAAGATATTAACGACAAGTGCTTCACAACAAACTATTGACATTATACCTAGAGCTTTTTTATCTAGTTACAAATTAGTAGTAAAAGACGAAGCTGCAAATGAAGAAGTATTTAATGGCGAAGTTACGGCTGCAGCATCCGATAATTATAGACAGTTGCAAGTTACGTTTGACCCTGTATTAAAGGAAGGACGTTTCTATACAATGGAAGTTAGAAATAGATTAGTTGAAACGCTAATTTATTATAAAGACAAAATATTTTGTACAGACCAGACAATTAATCAAGACAATAACGACTATTACGATATAAATAATGGTCAATATGATTTTGATGACACGTCAGGTTCACACGATAACGATTACATAATAATATGAACGATTTAAGAGTAGTAAATTTAAGTACCTATACAAGTCCTAAAATCAAAGAAGTTAAGAATAAGGAATGGGTATCTTATGGCGATGACAACAATTACTTTCAATACTTAATTGACAGATATAACGGTTCGCCTACAAACAATGCAGTTATAAATGGTATATCTGCGATGATATTTGGAAAAGGTTTAGACGCTACAGATTCAAATAGAAAACCAGACCAATATGCACAAATGGTAAGTTTATTTCACAACGACTGTGTTAGAAAACTTGCTTATGACTTAAAACTTATGGGTCAGTGTGCGATACAAGTAATTTATAGCAAAGACAGAAGTAAGATAGCGCAAGTAGAGCATATGCCTGTTGAAACATTAAGAGCTGAAAAGGCGAATAGTGACGGAGATGTAGAAGCATATTTTTATTTTAAGGACTGGACATCAATTAAACCTAATGACAAACCTTTAAGAATACCTGCATTTGGTATGTCTAAAGAATCTATAGAGATTTTATATGTCAAACCTTATAAGTCAGGTTTTTATTATTATTCTCCTGTAGATTATCAAGGAGGGTTACAATACGCAGAATTAGAAGAAGAAATAAGTAATTTCCATTTAAACAACATTATGAATGGTATGTCGCCTTCAATGTTGATTAATTTTAATAATGGAACGCCTAACGCAGAGGAGAGAGAATTAATCGAGCAAAGAATATACCAAAAGTTTAGTGGGTCGAGTAATGCGGGTAAGTTCATATTAGCTTTTAATGACAATGCTGAAACCGCAGCATCAATAGAACCTGTACAATTATCAGACGCACACCAACAATACCAATTTTTAAGTGAAGAAAGCACAAAAAAGATAATGGTAGCTCACAGAGTTGTTTCTCCTATGCTTTTAGGTATCAAAGACCAGTCAGGTTTAGGAAACAATGCAGACGAATTAAAAACTGCAACTCTATTAATGGACAATACAGTAATTAGACCGTTTCAGACGCTTTTAATTGATGCATTTGACCAAATACTTGCTTTTAATAATATCTCGTTGCATTTGTACTTTAAAACGCTTCAACCGCTTGAATTTACTGATTTAGACAATGTAGAAGATGAAGAAACTAAAGAAGAAGAAACAGGAGTGAAGTTAAGTGAAGATTTAACAGATGAAGAATTTGATGTTATACTAGATGAATTAAGAGGCGAAACTATCTCTAATAGATGGGAAGAAGTAGATGCAAGAGAATATAAAGAAGAAAATGAAAGTGAAGAAGAATGGGCTGCAAGATTAATAGAATCTAAACAAGAGAATTTAGAAAAGAAAAGTATAGATTCTAAAAAGTCAGGTTTTAGTTATTTAGATAAATCTCTATATAAAGTGAGATACCGATACAATGAAAAATATTCTTCTGGTAAATCAAGACAGTTCTGTAGAATTATGATGTCAAGAAGTGGTCGAGGTGTCGTATACAGAATAGAAGATATTGACAAAGCAAGTAGAGCAGGAGTGAATAAGTCATTTGGACATAAAGGCAAATCTTATGATTTATTCAAATATAAAGGTGGTGTGAATTGCGGTCATTATTGGAGTGAGGTATTGTATAGGTTAAAATCTAAAACAATGAAGAAAAAAATACAAAACTATGATGAAGTGAATAGCATACCTAAATCTTATGCGCCAACTCCTGCGGGACATAAGAAAGCAAAGATAGCACCTAAAGATATGCCTAATAACGGACATCACCCAAATTTTAAATAGGATATGGCAACAGCATTATTTATAAAACCAGTAACGCTCAAAAGAAACTCTATAATAGACGGAAATGTAGATATAGACAAGTTTATTCAGTATATAAAGATAGCGCAGGAAATACATATAAGAAACTATCTAGGAAGCGATTTATACAATAAAATAAGCGCAGATATTATAGCAGACAGTTTAACAGGCGATTATTTGACGCTAGTAAATACTTATATACAACCAATGCTTATACATTTTGCTATGGTAGATTATTTGCCTTTTGCAGCGTATCAAATCAAGAATGGAGGCATATTCAAACATACTAGCGAAACAGCAGAAACAGTAGCAAAGAGTGAAGTAGATTATTTAGTAAACAAAGAAAGAGAATTTGCAGAATACTATACAAGAAGATTTATTGATTATATGACTTTTAATCAAGCTAGTTTTCCTGAATATAATTCTAATACAAATGAAGATATAAGTCCTGACAAAGACAGTTTATTTAATGGGTGGGTATTATGAGATATAAACCGAAGCAAGTCAATATTAAAAGATTATTAACGTATTTAAAAAAGAATAATGGCGACATTAACAAGCACGAAAATAAAAAACACTTACGATGCGCTTCTAAAAGCGTCAGATAACGATGCGATAGGAAGTTCAGCGAAACAAATTACAGACGGTTTAGGTAATGGAACACCTTTATATATTTCTACTACACAAATCGGTATAGGAGTAACACCAGAAGCAACTTATGATTTGCACGTTTACTCTAATGCCAAAGTAGGAGGTAATCTAACTGTAACAGGAGATTTAACAGTAGAAGGAACAACAACAACAATAGATACTCAAACATTAACTGTAGAAGACCCATTAATTGAAGTTGCAAGTAATAACACTTCAACAGATGCAGTAGATATAGGTTGGTATGGTAAATACGCACCAAGTGGCACTGTATTATATGCAGGTTTATTTAGAGATACGGGAGATAGTAAATTTAAACTATTTAGAAATCTAGAGGAGCAACCAACTACAACAGTAAATACAAGTGGAACAGGATATACTAAAGCAGATTTAGTCATAGGCGATTTAGATGCTTTAGACATAGATGCAGAGAATATTACATTACCAACAACAGGCACAAATTCAGGAATACCAAGTAGTGTCGGTGTCGCATATTTTGGAAACACAAATAATAGGATATTTAATGATTCAAGCGGAATTACTTTAAGGATTCAAGCTAGTAACAATTTAAATATTGACGCAGAGAATTTTAGCTTTAGCAATACTAATGGGAGTTTATTAAGAGGTGGCGATTCGGGTGTTAGGTTATATTATCAAAACTCTGAAAAGCTAACGACTACAACAAATGGAATCGAGGTTACAGGAACAGGTAGTTTTACAGGTCAAGTTACAATACCAGAAACGCCTGTAGCTGATACTGATGCTGCAAGTAAAGGATATGTCGATAGTCAAGTTACAGCACAAGATTTAGATTTTAGTGGAGATAGTGGGAGTGGTTCTGTTGATTTAGATAGTCAGTCATTAAGTATAACAGGAGGTACGTTAATAACAACAACTGCATTAAATCAGAATTTAGATATTGACCACGATAGCGTTTCAAGAAGTGATACAACTTCTTCAGCTTCTCCTGCTTTTGGTGGAACATTTACAGCAGTAGATAGTGTGACTTCTTCAACAGAAGGACATATTACAGCTATTAATTTAAAAACAGTTACAGTACCTACGCCAACATATCCAGCAGTAAATAACAATACAATAACTATTAATGCAGGAAGTAATTTAGATACAGGAGGAGCTTTTACGTTAAATCAAAGTTTTGACGAAACAATTACTATAGATTTAGCTACTACAATAACAGGATTAACTTCTGTTTCTTCTACTACTTTTTCTGGTCAATTAGACGGAACGATAAGTTCAACGACTACTGCTACTACACAAACACAAGGAGATAATTCTACTAAAGTGGCTACAACTGCTTATGTGGATAGTGCAATAGGAGGTCAAGATACTTTAGCAGAAGTATTAGCCAACGGAAACACTACAGGAGGAACGGATATAGCTATTACAGCAGGAGATAAGATAACTAATTTTACATCAACAGGTATTGATGACAATGCCACTTCAACTTCTTTGACAATTGCAAGTGATGGAGTTGCAACTTTTATAAACAACATAGATATAAACGGAAACAATAAACATATACGTTTTATAGATACATACGGAAATTGGTTAATTGAAGCAGGAGATGGAGCTAACAACTTTAAAATACATAGTCAAAGTTTAGCAGCAGATTATTTAACTCTTGAAGGAGGAGGTCAATTAAATCTAGGAGAATATGGTTCTGGTAGTTTTACAGGTACGGCTACATATAGATTAGCAGTAGATAGTTCAGGAGATGTTATAGAAATACCTATTGGAGGAGGAGCAGTTGATGGTTCGGGTACGGCTAACACAGTTACTATGTGGAGTGATACTGATACGATTACAGATGCTCCTATAACTGTAAGTGGAAACAACGCAACTTTTGCAGGTATGATAACTGTAAATGGTGGGGGTATTGATATAGACAATAATGATGATGTAAGATTAAGATTTGATAATGCAAGTGTTTTTAAAGCAGGTTTACAAGTTGCAACTACTTCAGGAGATATGATAGCAGGAAGTGCTGTAAATGATTTTGCTATTAGAGCGCAAGAAAATATGTTGTTTGCAACTGGAGGAAACACAGAAAGAATGCGTATAGATAGTTCTGGAGATTCAACTTTTTATGGAGATGTTATTATAGAAAATAACTTTCCTACAATAACTTTAAAGAGTACTGACAATACAGCAGTAGCAGAGGATATAGTAAGTTCTATTGATTTTTATGCAGGAGATACATCAAGTGCAGGACAAGCGATTAATGCTAAAATATCATCTTACGCAACGGATGCTTTTGGTAGGTTAGGTTTACAATTTTTAACAGGAGGGAATGGTGTTCCAGAAGAAAGAATGCGTATTGACAGTTCAGGCAGTATCAAATATCAAACTGGTAGTGGTAAAGGATATGATTTTGGAGCTTCAGGTTCTTCTGCCTCTGTAGCTAATATGTTTTGTCCTTCTGGATACACTTTAGCTTTTGGCACTAACAATACAGAAAGAATGCGTATAACAAGTTCTGGTAACGTAGGTATTGGTGTTGTACCTGAAAGCACTTGGTACACAGGTGGTCAGACAAGAGCATTACAAATAGGGGGTACAGTATCTATATTTAATTTATTTGATACTCGTTCTGTTTTCGCAAACAATTATTACTTGACGACAGATGGTTCTGATACTTATATAAATAATGATGAAGCAACACAATATTATCAAGAAGCGGGTGCGCATATTTGGAAAAATGCACCTTCGGGAACTGCTGATACTACAATTACTTGGTCTGAAAGTATGCGTATAGACAGTTCAGGGAATGTTAATATAGCAACTGGTAGATTAAGAATTGAGCGCGGGTCTGACGAGGGTAGTCAGTTAAATTTATGGGCAGATTCCGATGGTTTTTGTTTTATCGCAGGTTATGATTTAGAAATAAAAACGGGTAGTAATAATGCAAGAAGTACAAAAGTAAAAATTACACCCACAGGAAGCGTAGGAATAGGAACTGATTCGCCTGATAGTTTGTTAAACATAGAAGGTTCAAGAAACAATGCAATTTTAACAATAGGTAATAGCACAAATGATTCAGGTTGGACAACAGGCGATAAACTTGGTGCTATAAACTTTTATTCTGCTGATAGTTCAGGAGCAGGAAGTGGTGTTAAAGCATCATTGTCTTATGAAGTTGCTCTGGGGACAAGCTCCGCAACTAATGCAATGGTATTTAGAACTGCGGGTACTACAAGTGGCACAAATAACACAGAAAGAATGCGTATAACATCTGGAGGCGATGTAGAAATTACTGGAGGATATAGTTCTTCTCAAACATTTCAAAGTACTGGTTCTTTAAGAATTTCAAGTAATGCTTCAACTGGAGTTGGAAATGTAGCTTTAGAATTAATGACTGATGCAAGTACAACAAGGTATTTAGCTGTTTTTACAAACTCAAATGGAATTGTTGGTAATATTAACACAAATGGTTCTGCAACCGCTTACGTTACTTCTTCAGATTATAGATTAAAAGAAAATGTAGTAGAAATGACTGATGCTTTGGAAAGAGTAAGTCAATTAAAACCAAGTAGATTTAACTTTATAGCAGATGCAGATAAAACAGTAGATGGGTTTTTAGCACACGAAGTACAAGAAATAGTGCCTGAAGCTATAACAGGAGAAAAAGATGAAATGCGTACAGAAGAATATGAAGAAACTCCTGCTGTTTATGAAGAAGTAATACACGAAGCACAAGAAGCTATTGAATGGACAGATAAACCTTCAATGGATAACACAAAAGTTGAAATTCAAGAATGGTTAGATGATAATGAGATAGAGTGGCAAAGTGCAGATACGAAACAAGAATTACTTGACAGAATACCTGAATATCAACAAGAAGCTCAAGAAGAATGGACTGAAAGGGTATTAGTATCGGAAGCAGTTATGGCTACAAGAGAAGTGCCTGTTTATCAAGGAATAGACCAAAGTAAATTAGTACCATTATTAGTAGGTGCTATACAAGAATTAAAAGCAGAAATAGAAAGTTTAAAACAACAGATAAATAATTAATATATTTGTATATATAAATTTAATATTATGAGTAAAATTAAAAAAGAAGAATTAGAATCATTACAAGAATCACAAAAGAAGTTCGCTGCTATTAAGCACGACTTGGGACAGCTTGAAGTACAGAAACACGGATTACTACATTTGTGGGCAGGTATTCAAGAGGAAGAAA